GGCAACCGTGGATTAGGAGATAACAACTTGACCTGGACTCACCCGACCGGAAAGACCCCGAAAACCGTCGCCCTGGTCTGCATGGGGCCGTCGCGCAACGCCTACGTGGGCGCGTGTTTCGAGAATGACCTGTCCGACTCACTGGTTGATGTTGATGAGGTCTGGACGTTGAACCGGGGCGTTAGCCTGTTCCGCCATGACCTGCTGTTCGTGATGGACCACATTCAGGGTGAAGCGGATCAATACCCCAGGTACGGCGCGGCGCTATGGAACCATGACCGGCCTATTATCACCTCCGATAACCTGGACGGCTGGCCGTCGCATGTTAATGCCTACCCGTTCCGCGAGGTCTGGAACTGGATGCGTACCGGAATTAACCCGATGCATGGCGAATGGTTCCACAATAGCGTCGCGTATATTCTGGTATACGCCGCGTTCATTGGAGTTACGGAAATCCGGGTGTTCGGCGCGGATTACAGCGTGCATCGCAACGGGGTGGTCGAGGATGGTCACCCGTGCGTAGCCTACTGGGTCGGAAAGCTTGAATCGGCGGGTTTGACCGTGCTAGCCCCTGGAGACAGTGCGTTCCTGAACATCAATCAGCGCAACTGGATCTATGGCTACCGCGACGATCCGCGCAAAATCCCCGCCAATCGCGCCCGGTTCCGCGCCATGGTGGGACAGCCAGCCGCGCCAGAATCCACGGCGTTGATGTCCGGTGAACGCCAGGTCGCCCCATCGCTGGATCAAATCCAGCCGGACCATATCGCCCGTTACCAGTGGGCGCGGGACATTGTGACCGGGCGCGTCATGGACTTTGGTTCCGGGATTGGCTACGGATCATTCATGCTGGCGAATAAAGCGCACAAAGTGCTGGCGGTAGAACGCAGTATCGAATCTCTGGCGTATGCGAAGGAACACTATTGGCGCGACAACATCACGTATCACGCCGCCGACCTGGATAATGAGCGCTTCCACTGGCATGAACCGGCGGAATGGGCGACGGCGTTTGAGTTGATTGAGCATCTGGCGAACCCTAAGCCATTACTGCATTCCATCCCCGCCGACCGCCTGCTGTGTAGTGTCCCCAACGAGGCGGTCATTCCCTATTCGCCGGAGACCGCGCCGTTTCACCATCGGCATTACACCAAGGAGCAATTCGGGGCGCTATTGAAAGATTGCGAATGGGAAGTCATTGGCTGGCACGGCCAGCGAGACCCACTGAGTCCAGTGATTCCCTATGAAGAAGGACTACGTACTTTAGTTGTGGAGGCGCGGCGATGTCAGCACCCCGGTTTATCGTCTATGAAGAACGGCGCTGGCGAATAACTGAATTGGCGCGCCACTACCAGATGCCGGTCGGTACGCTATCCGGGCGACTCGCCCGGTTCAGCGAGTCCGCCACGGGAATTCATCGCGCACTAGCGACCGGGATTATGATCCGTGAACATGCCGGGCAACGCGGCGCATTGCATAGCCCCTGGCGGTATGATCATGACGCCCAGTGAAGCCGCCGTTTTCTCAGCCATCGCCGGATCGCTCTTCTGGCATCCGAAATCCGACGATGAACCGGCGATAGGCTACCTGCTGGCCGCCGGACTGATCCAGCCCATTCGCCAGGGCAAGCTAAACGGCTATGCGCTGACCCCGGCGGGTTATGTGTTATGGATGGGCCGCACGGGTAGGCTTGACAGTTCCCGCTTACGAACCCGCTCCGGCGGGCTTTTTTGTTTCGTGAAAAAAAGATTGACAAATTCCACGTTTATGCTTTAACCGTGGTATGAGCATCTATGCCGGAATTGCTACAACCACCCTTCAATCTTGGCTAACCGAGGCCCAGACGGCGTTTCATGCGCTGTCGATTGGTAAACAGACTGTCTCATTGTCGATTGGCGATAAGCGCGTCGCGTTTACCGCCGCCGAAGTTCCGCAGTTACGAAATTATATCAATCAGTTGCAGACCGCGATTGCCATTAACACCGGCACGTCAACCGGCAAACCCTACTCGGTAGCAACATGGACGCGCTAACCCATCTGATTGCCTGGGTCAATCCCGGATGGGCCGCGCATCGCGTTGCCGGTCAAGCCCGACTCAAAGCCGCCCAGCGTTACTACGAAGCCGTAGCGATTACCTCTCAGCGTCCGCGCCGGGGCAACAATGCCAGCGCCGATGCGGTGGTGGATAACAGCCGCCAGTACCTGCGCGAATACGGGCGCCATCTGGACGAAAACCATGATCTGGCTGTGGGCGTCCTTGACGATTTGGTGACTAACATTGTCGGCTGTGGGGTGGGTATTGAACCCATGGCCGTGACCGGCGCGGAACGTGAACCTGATGAAGCGCTGAACCGGCAACTCTCCGAGTTGTGGGCGGAATTCTGGCAGTCGCCGGAAGTCACCGGCGAATTTCCCGGACCGGAAATGGAGCGCCTGGTGTGCCGCTCATGGTTACGCGACGGGGAGGTGTTCGCTCAGCACGTGACCAAAGCCGCCGCGCCATTCGGATCGAGGATTCCCTATGCGCTGGAATTATTTGAAGCTGACTATGTTCCCTACGCTTTGATTGATGCGGGCAACCGGATCACCCATGGGGTCCAGAAGGACGGCTGGGGCCGACCTATCGGTTACTATGTGATGAAGAATCACCCCGGCAACCGGGTCACCGTACCGGGTAGCCGGTTTGAGACCGTTTTCCTTCCCGCTGACCGAGCGATGCACCTCAAGTTCGTTCGCCGCCTGCATCAAACCCGTGGTGTCTCAATCTTCCATGCCGTACTAACCCGGCTGGACGATCTCAAAGACTACGAAGAAAGCGAACGCATTGCCGCCCGCGTCGCCGCCGCACTGACTGCCTATATCAAGCGCGATTCGGCCATGGCCGATGTGGTGAGCGCGAGTACCGATGGTGATGCAACGACAAATCGTTCCTTCGCCATGGAACCGGGCCTGATCTTTGACGGTTTGCAACCCGGAGAGGATGTCGGCCTCATTGACTCCAAGCGCCCGAACCCGAACTTAGAGAACTTCCGCGAGGCGATGTTGCGGGCCGTCGCCAGTGGCACAGGCACTCGATTTTCCAGCATTGCGAAAAACTACAACGGCACGTACAGCGCCCAGCGCCAGGAGCTAGTGGAAGGCGTCGCGCACTATCGCCGTCTGTTTGACTACCTGCGCTCCAAATTCTACCAGCCGGTATGGCGTCATTTTGTTGACGCGGCGCGGCTGTCCGGCCAGTTGCGCGTTCCGAAAAATGTCGACGAACGCAGCCTGTATTGCCCGGAAATCAGACCGCCGCAAATACCTTGGATTGATCCTCTCAAGGAAATCAAGGCATTCGAGATGATGGTACAAAACGGTTTCCGCTCCCGCCATCAGATCATCCGCGATTTGGGCAATGACCCGGCGACGGTCGATGCGCAGTTGGAAGCCGATCCGCTGGACGTGCGTCCGGTTCCGGTTGCGCCGGCCGCCAAGCCCGCGCCTGATGATGAAGACGATATACAGGAGGCGGCATGAAGACTGCTACTGCTAAATCCGCTGATCCAAGCATTTCCCGCATGATCTGTGATCGTTGCGATACCCAGTTGTTGATTATTAGCCCAAAGTACAGTCCCTATCCGGTGAAATTGCCCGGACATTGCCCGTGTTGCATGAATTCGATCACGGAGTATCGTTTTTTTGACGGTGAAATTATTAACCGGAGTTCGGTATGAAACGCGATTTGTCAGGACAAACTTTTGAACGCACTTGGACGCTGGATCGGGCCGGTATCGACCGTGATCATCGAACGATTCCCGCCGCGCTATCCAGCGAATACCCCGTGCGGCGTGACTACGGGAACGAAGTACTAGAGCATAGCGCCGACGCAATTAATATGAGCCGAGCCGTCGATGGTTTACCCCTGCTGTGGAATCACAATACTGATCTGCCGCTGGGGATTGTTGAAGGCATCCGGTTGGATACGGACGGGAAGCTGCGTGGGCGGTTGCATTTTTCACAAAACACGAAAGCCTCCGAAATTTGGGGGGATGTGTCAGAGGGATTTTTAAAAGACGTTTCAGTGCGTTACAGCATTGAAAAATGGAAAGAAGAGGCGGGCGGCGACACTATCCGAGTCACTCGCTGGACGCCCGTTGAAGCCAGTGTTGTTACAGTCCCCGCCGATCACACGGTGGGCATGAATAGGTCACTAACCGGAGTCAAACCGATGACCGACGAAACCAAGCCGGATAACTCCGGTACGCCTGAGACTGCTGCCCCGGTCGTGGATATTACCCGGATGCGGCGCGAACACGTAATCGCCAAAAAAGCCGGCGCGGCAGAGGCGATTACCGCTGAACGCCAGAGGATTGCCGACCTGCATAATATGTGGGAATCGCCGCTGATCCCGCGCAATGATTTTTACGATGGATTGCGCGCCCGTGCGATTGACGAGGGATGGTCCCTGGAAGGCGCTCGCAAAATTTTGATGGACGTGCTGTCGGGTGAAGCGGAGCCGGTCATTGAACCCTCAGTGCAGCAAGACGGTATCCGCGTGGCGACTCATGAAGGTCGGCTTCCTCCGGTCGTCATTCCCGCCAAGCCGGGCAACCAGGCGCGCGGTCTGGGTGTGGTGCAAATGGGCCAGGATGCGTTGGACAAGTTCCGCGATGGATGCACCCAAGGATTGCTTATTCGTGGCGGCATGATCACCAAGCGCGAGGAGATTCAGCAGGCCCGTGAAGGCGGCATGATCGGCAAGAGCCTCAACAGCTTGGCCGGTGAATACTTGCGGGTCATCGGCCAGTCTACGATGAACCTCTCCGATGAGGATATGGCGAATCGCGCCTATGCCCATCGGGCTAGCGGTCAGACCACCAGTGATTTTACCAACATTCTGGCTAACGTAGCATCCAAGTCAATGTTGATGGGTTGGGATGAAGCGCCGGAAACTTGGCAACTGTGGACTCGCAGGGGCCAGCTACCCGACTTCAAAACCGCCGAGATCAGTGGGATTAGCGGATTCACCGGGTTGGACGTGGTTCCAGAAGACGGCGAAATCAGCTACGGCAAGTTCGTTGACCGCAAGGAAACAATCAAGCTGGTTCAGTACGCCAAGAAATACCGGCTCTCTCGTCAAGCAATTATCAATGACGATCTGCGTCATTTCACCGCTGTGCCCCGCGCCATGGGCCGGGCCGCCAATGCCAAGGTCGGCGATGTCACATATGCGCTGCTGAACGGCGTCGGGCCGACCTTGAACCAAGACAGTATCGCGCTATGGGACACCAGCACTCATAAAAATTATGTTGCTGCTGCAACCGCGCCCAATGTCACCACGTTGGGGACGGCGACGGTCGCCATGGCGTTGCAGAAAGACCCCAACAGCACTCGTACCCTCAATATTCGCCCGCGCTATATGCTGGTTCCGGTCACGCTGGAAGCAACGGCCCGGACTCTGATGGCCTCCACGTATGACCCTGCCGGAACCGCCGGGACGCTGACCCCTAACCCCTATAACGGGCGCTTCGAAGTAATCACTGATGCGCGTCTGGACGGACAAACCTACGGCACATACGCCTGGTATCTGCTGGGCGATCCCAGTATCTACGACACCGTGGAAGTGGCGTTCCTGAATGGCGTCGCTGAACCGTATATGCGGGAAAACCCGGATTGGGCGGGCCAAGGGATGGAATATATGGTGGGCGTCGACTTTGGCGTCTCTGCTCTCGACTTCCGCGCCATGCACAAGTATCGCGGCAACTAAAATTGATCGGCGCTGCGAGTCAGCGCCTTTCCTCGACTTGGAGAAACTCTCATGGCTCAAACTCTCTCAGACGGCGATGTCCTGAACTACACAACGACGGGCGCGGTAGCGAACGGCGAACTGAAAATTATCAACCGGATGGCTGGCGTGGCATTGACCACGGCGACCGGGTCTGGCCAGTCTATTGCACTGGCGCTGGAAGGCGTATTTTCCCTGGCCGCCGTAGCGACCGGCGTCAAGACTCGCGGGCTGCGGGCGATGTATCGCAGCACTGGCAGTCAAATGAAAGTCACGACCGTTTCCGGCGTCGCAGGCACCGGCAAATACAGCATCGGCACGATCTGGGAAACCGCCACAGCGGCAGCGACCAGCGTCAAAGTCAAGCTGATCGGCGGGCCGCTGGCGGCGATCTAACATGCCGATTAGTCTGTTTGATGAAGTCATGCGGGATACGGGCATTCCGGTCTTATCGGAAGTGTTCGGTATCCCCGCGACTCATACGAACGCAGACGGTGATGAAGTTCCGGTGACGGTGATTTTCAGCCAGCAGATTGTGCCAGTTGGCGAATTCGGCGAACGGGCGGAACTGCAAAGAACGCTGGATATTCCGGTCGCCAGCGGGGCGCAGGTGGGACAGACGTTTGCGGTTGCGGGCGATGTGACGGATGATGATCCATACCCAGATGATGTGATCTGGACCGCCACGCAACTGCTGAACGACGATGGGTATTTCCGCACGTTCGCAGTACGGAGCAGCGCATGAGCAACGCCACCCTGGCGCTGGCGGATTTGGCAACGAGCCTGACAGCGGTTGCGCCGGTCTTGACGGGCCGGGCGGCGCTGGAAACCACCAGTGCGGATTTGCCGGTCATCACGATCTGGAGTACCGATGATCGGCCCATGGAAGACCCTGATTATGGGTATCCCGTGGAATTTACCCGATCCGCCACGATTGAATGCAAGGTCGCGGCAACCGCCACGTATCACACGGCATTGGATACCACGCTCACGGCGATTCGCCAGGTATTGCGGACTGAAATCCTGAGCGGCGCGCCTTTAGGCGGATACGCGACGGCGCTGCGGCAAAATGGCGCGCGCTTTTTTGCCCCGGCAGAAGGTAGTGAAATCGCCGTCTTGCAAGTGGTGATCGAACTGGATTGGCTCGAAACATGATGATCCACACTCTTAACATCTACTGTAGCAACCATGAGGAAATACTGATGAAACTCTCTGAACTGCCCGCCGCCATTGCTGGCGTTTCCGCGCAACTCACTAAAGCGCAGGATGAAATTCTAGCCAAGATCGCCGCGATGGAAGATGCATTGATCGATGTCGAATTGCCGGAAGAAGCGATTGTCGCGATCAATGCTCTGCGCACGGACGCCCAGGCGCTCGATGACATCGTTCCCGACGCGATTCCTACTGAGTAAAGCCCCTTGATTTCTTTGAGCGTTTGCATCCCCACCACTGGCTTTTGCCGCGCTGAACATACCCTGAGCCTGGTGAATTTCGGGCTGTATTTCATGCGCCAGCGGATAGTTGAGGGCGAAGATCAGAGCGTGGTGTTTCGCCACTATCAATCCTCCTGTATCAGCAATGGCCGGGAGTATCTGGTCACGCAATCGCTCAAAGAGGGTGCCACGCACGTGCTGTTTATCGACGACGATATTCAGTTCGATATGGATGCTGTTCATATTCTGGCCTCGCGCCGGCAACCGCTAGTTTGTGCCAACTACAAGATTCGATTTGAAGGCGCGCCGTTCGCGGCGATCACGCCCGACTTTGAAGGCCGGATTGACACCACGGCGCAATCGCCCGATCTGGAACCGTGCGGCGCTTGCGGGTTTGGGCTAGCACTGATTGCGCGGGACGTGTTTGAAGCCATCCCGCAGCCGTGGTTTCCGATTCACTGGTCAGACGAATCCAAGACGTACAGCACGGAAGATGTGCCGTTTTTCCTGGCCGCACAGAAGGCCGGCATTGTACCCCTGATTGACCATGTCGCCAGCCGCAAGGTCGCGCACATGGGCAGTTATCGTTATCGCTGGGATGGTCCCGGCTCCACTCAAGGATAAGCACCATGGCGACTCTTTCCAATGCCGGCGTCTATTATGAATCCGGCCAGTCTCAACAGTCATTTGCTGCGATGGCGGACGCCGGCGCGCATACCGTTTACACCCTGACCGCCAAGCCGTGGTCTCAGATAGCGGGCTACGAATATACAGTCGTTCCCTACGGTCTGGCGACGGGCGGCACGGTCACGCCGGCAGTTTCCACCACCAATAACCTCGTGGACGTGGCTGCGCTGACCGCCTACATGGCGGCGGCGACCGGCGCGAGCGCCACCACCGGGCTGTTGACCGTGGCCGCGACTACGGACATCAGTTGCACGCGCGGATCGTCCACCAATACCCACATCGTCAACGCGATCACCATTTCCAGCGCCGGCGCGATTGCCGTAGTGGCGGGGACTGCCACGACAGCTTTTTCCACCACGCGCGGCGCGGCGGGCGGCCCGCCGGCGATTCCGCTAGGCAGTGCGGAAATCGCCCATGTCAGCTTCACCTCTACGGCGGCGGCGGCGGTTGCGTCTAGTGAGATTTCGCAGATCGTCGGAACCAGCCAGGAACGGTATGACTATCCGGTGTGGGCGGAAAATCCGATTGAAGGGAAGATCACGTTTGCGGCGGCGGTCCCGGTGATTCACGGCACAGCGGTCGGAACGCCCACAGCCACCAAGCTGGTCTATGCCAAGGTCGCCACGCCGATCTTTGCAGAAATCCCGCGCGCCCGCGCCTGGGTTCCGGCTGAGACGAGCAACTCCGTCTCGTCTGAGCAATACTACGATGGAACCATCGGTAGTTTCAGTTCCAGCTTGAATCAGGCCAGTTTCGAGGTCAGCCTGAACGACGGTATTACCGACGCGATGTTGAGCAAGAAGGGGAAAAACTTGCTGTTCAAGTTCAGCCCGGACAAGAACAAAGCGCCCTATCAGATTACCCAGGGCGTGCTGGGTGTGGCCCGCACGTTCGGCGTTGGGGCGAATCCCTCCGCGACCGTGACCGTTTCCGCCAGTCAAGCCAGTGTCGATTTCGCGTCATGACCTTCGATCTTGAGCGGTTCCGGGGGGCGTCTCTAGCCCCTCGGCAAGCGACAGTCCCGGTTCCCGACCTCGCCGCGTTCTTTGCGGAAGGGGCGGAACCGGTCTGGGTCGTGCGGGGGTTGACGGGTGAGGAAATCGCCCGCTGCAACGAAAGCAACGCCCGCCACGCCACGATTGCCGCCGCCGTGCAAGCCCTGGCGAACAGTGCGGCGGCGAAAGCGGACACGGTAGATGCCCTGCAATCGCTGCTGGGCTACGGCACGGATGTCCCGGAAGATTTGGCGAAGCGGTTTGACCATCTGACGTTTGGCAGTGTAACGCCGGCGATTGACCGGGCGCTGGCGGTGAAGCTGTTTGCCGCCTATCCGATTGTCGCCTACACGCTGACGAACAAGATTCTGGAACTGACCGGACTCGGGCCGGACGTGGGAAAATAGCCGCGCTCTACAGTGACCCGACCGTTTTAACGGCGATGACATTGTGTGACATCAAGGGCCGGTTTCTCTACGAGTGCCGGCCTGATTTGTTTCCACAGCGCCAATTAACGGCTGTCGAGTGCGGATTGTGGGGTCAGTATTACCATGATAAACAACAGCGGACAACTGCCTAATGGCGAGCATCCAATCCGTCATTGAAATCATCTTCAATGCCACGAACAACGCCAGCGATGAGATTGGCCGTCTGGGCGATGATTTGGGCAAGCTGGACGCCAACGTTCAGGGCATTGCCGCGCCGTTCGCGGATTTGGCGAATGGACTATTAAAAGCGGAAGCGGCGGCGCTGGCCTTTGGGGCCGCCGTTGCGGTGCTGGCCGTTCGCGAGACCGTGCAATTTCAGGATTCCCTGTACCTAGTCAATAAGCAGCTAGGCGATTCCGGCGTTTCGATGGATGAAGCGCGGGTCAAGATTGAAGCCCTGGGTCTGCAATACGGGATTAATGCTAACGAAGTTGCTAAAAGTGCGGCTGGGTTTTTAGCGGCGGGCCACGATTATGAAACGTCGGCGAAACTCGTTGAAACATCGACCCAGTTGATGATTGCCGGGGAATTGGACGCCGCTTTTGCCGTCGATGCGATCAATAAATCACTAGCCGGATTCCGTATTCCAGCCGATGAAGCGGCAACTGCTGCTACAAAAATCGGCGATATTCTCAACAAAATCGGCGATATTTCATCTGGGAATTTCGAGGAAATCGTCCAAGGGTTTATCCGCATCAGCCCAACGGCCAAGGACGCGGGGCTATCCATGGAAGAAACAGCAGCGTCCATTGCCGTATTGGTGGATGTTTTTGGATCCGGGGAAATCGCGGCAACCGCCTTGAAGTCTGGGCTGCTATCGCTGTTAAACCCGTCCAATGAAGCCGCAGAAACCCTCACGGCACTAGGGATTGCCGCCACCAATCAGAATGGAGAGCTCCGCTCATCAAAAGATCTGATTACCGATTTGGCCGGAAAATGGGGGACGCTCACGGATGCGCAAAAGCAGCAAACTGCCGCTATTATTTTCGGCAAAGATCAAGCCGGTGCAATGTCTGCGCTGTTGGGGGATTGGGGGAAACAACAAGAGTATGTCACCCAATTGGTTGATAAAACCACTGGTGCAGTCGGCAGTATGGCGCGCGAGGTGGAGGGCAAGCTCAAACTGATTTCCGCCAGTCTGGCAACCGCCAATGAATCCTGGCGGCAATTCCTGGAAAATTTGGGCGCAAAAATCACGGACGGCGATCAACTGAATGGTCTGATCGGCAACCTCGGCGCAGTCGGGATTGCCTTCAAGGATGTGGTGAATCAAGGTGGCTTTGACCCGCTCATTGATCTACTCAAGAGTCAGGCCGGGAGCCTTAGTACGCTGTTTGAATCCATCGCAGCCAATCTCCAAGAGGCGTTTAAAGGACTAGATTGGTCAGGACTAACGGACAGTTTGGGTGATTTAGGGGAATCCGTAGGCGATCTATTCCAGTCCTTCTTTGGCGACATTGACCTGACCACGGTCGAGGGCTTAACCAGCGCCCTGCAAACCGTGATGAACACCTTTGAGTCATTGACCCGTGTGGTCAGCGGCATTGCCAGCGAGTTCCGTCCGTTTGCCGACATGCTCGGGGAAACCACCCGGCATTTTAACGATCTCGATGACGCTTCCAAGCTGGAATTCGGCCAGACCCTCGGCGGCATGAAGCTGTTAGTAGACGCCGGAACCGGGCTAGGATTGGCGTTGATTGCCATTGGCCGGGCCGGGCTGGATATGGGAACCGTGCTGGACGCGGTATTTGGCGGCACCAAGGTTGCCGTCAATGCCCTGCAACTTGGGTTTGAAACGCTAGCGTTAGGGGTGGTTAAAACCTCGCAAGTCGCCTTGGAAGCCGGGCTAGCGCTGTACAAGCTCAATCCATTTGGCGATGACAGCAAGATTGCCGATGCAGAAGCCAAGATCAAGGCGTTGCAAGGCACGGCGGATGTCATCTTTGAAAGCATGGAGCGTAACTCTCAGGAACTACGGGACGGCTGGAATCAAGCGACCGGGGATGCAACGGAGAAAACCGAGGCGCTGCGGAAGGGGCTGGACAAAGGGGAAGCGGCGCTGCGGGCGACCGGCGCGGCGGCTAAAGATGCAGGCGATGATCTTGAGCAATTTGGCCGGGATGTCAATGATGCGCTAAATCAAGTGGAGTCCAGTATCAAGGTGCTGGACAAAATTGATTTAACCGACAAATTCAAGATTGATAAAGATGCGCTGGATTTTAAGTTCTCTCCAGAAGATTTCGACATAGGCAACCCGTTTGAAGAGGCTCAGAGCGGGGTTGATGCATTTCAAAAGGCAGCGGATAACCTGGATTTCGGAACGGATAAATTTGAGTTCGGCGAAAAGTTTACCAGCGAAGTTGATAAAGTTAGCGCCGCCTTGGAAAAAGCCATTACCGGAGGCAATGCCGGGGGTTATGAGGTCAAATTCAACTGGGACGGGTCGGCTGAGTTAATCGCCAATGCCAGCACCCTCAAGAGCGGATTTGAGGCGCTGGATGGCACGGTACGGACAACAGCGGACGGCTTCAAATACATCGAAACTGCTGGGAAAGACGGGGTACGCTCATTTCAGCAACTCGGGCCGGCGTTCGGCGGGGTCAAGGAAGAAATGACCGCCCTCGAAAAAGCTCAGCAATCGCTGGATGACGCATTCGGGAAATCCGGGGCCAGTGTCGGGGCGATCACCGGCGCGTTCAATGAGTACATGGGCGCTCTGGGGCAAAGCGGGAAGTTGACGGTTGATCAGTTTGTGAATCTCACCAAGGTGGTCAACGATTACAAAGTCGCCATGGAAGAAATCGCCAGCAACGAGCGGATTAAAACCATTGAATTTGCCGTAGAACTGCAAACCGCAAAACTCGAAACCGACATGGAACGGGTCAAAGCGACATTTGCCAGTATCGACACGACCATTCAAAGCACCGGCGACCTGCTTGGGAGCCTGTTTGGGAATTTTACCGAGACCGGCGACCGGTACAAGCAATTGGAAATCCAGGAACAGATTGATTTGGAAAACAAGCGCCGCCAGGAGGCGCTCGATCTGCAAAAGAAACTGGCTGAGGCGGAAATTGAACGGATTGAGGCGCAGACGGCCAGCTTGAGTCGCGGTGACCCGCTCATCACCATTCAGGGCGACGGGTTGGAACCGGAATTGGAGGCGTTTATGTGGAAAATTCTGAGCAAGATTCGGGTCAGGGCGAATGCGGAATTTGCGGATTACCTGTTGGGGTTGGGAGTCACTGCATGATCAGTCTGAGTGCCACCAGTTATGACCCTGCGGGGCTGTTGGTCCTGAATACACGGGTCAACAATCCCTATGAAGCCAAGCGGCGCGGGAGTGTCACAGCAACATTGGACGGCGGGAGTAGCGTCTATGACACCGGCTATTCGATTACCGATCAGACCCTCAACGCCAGCCTGAAACGCCCAAACAAAGCCACGATCCTGTCCCTGCAATACCTGACCGCTTACTACTCACAAATCATTGTCACTTGCGAAGCCGGTGCCTTTACCTGCATTCCCAGCTATGCCGTGAAAGGCGCGCAAGTCTCTATCCAACTGCGAATTACCGCGAGGCTCGACGCCTAATGGCTACCACAATCACCGCTTATGATCACCTGTGGAAACTGCTGAATACCGGCGGTATTGATTTGGATACCGACACTCTAAAGGTGGCGCTAGTCACGTCCAGTTACACGCCGAATACCGCGCATGATGAATGGGCCGATGTGTCGGCCAATGAGGTCGCGACCGGGAGCGGCTATACCACGGGCGGGGCGACGCTGGCGAGTCCGGTAGTGACCAACAGTAACATCGATTATGCCGACACGGTATGGACCTCGCTCACCAAAACCTTCCGTTATGCGGTGATTTACAAGAGCGGCAGTGGCGGCGGGCTGACCAATCCGCTGATTTGCTATCTGCTGCTGGATACCACGCCGGCGGATGTGATCAGCAGTGGGTCCAATTATACGATTCAGTGGAATAGTACCGACAAACTGTTCTATCGCCCGGTGTAATCCTCATGGCGAATCGGGTTATTGTAGCGACGTATGCCAGTACAGTACTTAACTCGTGGGTGACTCTACTCAATATCAATATCGCGTACCTGCCGATTGGCGACTCCGTTCCTGAATATGATCTGATCTATGGATACGATGAAGCCGGACATATCCTATTTACGATCAGCAGCGGGACGATGGTTGGGTACAACGTGGAACCCGCCAGCCAGTTTTTTTTGCCGTATGCCGTGACCCTGGACCCGTCGGGAAGGGTGTATGCCACAGGACGCACCTGGCGACGCAATTATTTTGTAGATGGCGTGATCACTTCCACGCCGGAACAAACCGGGCTGCGGATTTATACGGCGGTGGGCGATTTCGCCAAGGAGATTGTGCAGGCGGATAATACGGCGCTGTGGAGTTCCGTCGCGATAGCGCCGGATGGGGATATTTTGATTACCGGGACGCCGGACGTGAACGGGGACACAACGCATCGTTATTCGCCGGATGGAACCCTGCAATGGTCGGTTGATAACGGCAATACCAGCAGCCCGTTTGGATACTACGTCGATCCTGATACGCTGGTGCAATGGATTCCCAGCAGCCAGGGCAATTACAGCCATTTATACGGACTCGTAAAAACGGATTCAGCGGGGAATGCCCTGGTCACATGGACAACCAATACCTACCCGCTGGGACACGTAACGAAATATGACCCGGACGGTGATCTGCTATGGACCTTTTCAACCTATGGCTATATCGGCGGATTGGAGATTGACAGTAGCGATAACGTCTATATTGGCACAGCAGGAACGACGGACGCCGCCTATCCCGACGAAACCCTGCACATCCTCAAACTCAATAGTTCCGGCGTTTTGGTGGCCGCCACGCCATCGCTATTCACGGATGGGTATGCCGTGCGGGAAACCCTGCAAATTGTTGATTCTGAATTGCACGTGTTTAACCTGAACGGCAACCTCGGCTATATCCGCTACGATTTGGATTTGGTGGAACTGGAAAACATAGAAAGCGGCGTCGGCGCGACGGAGCGAAAAACCGCCGGGGCGCTGGATTCTGGCGGACGGTTTTATTATCTACACCAGCAACAGTCCGGTATCAGTCCCTCTTCTGATCTCATGATGGGGTATGCGACCCCATCTAATGCGACAGATGCATGGACCGCAATCCCGAATAACGCCACTATTCCCGGCATGGTTTCCCTGAATCTGGCGGCCCGGGATGTCGAAATTCCGCCGTTGCGACTCCCTTTCAAGCTGGCGAAACCCACCACTCAGGGAGATTTGTACACCGTCGCGGCGGCTCTACCGATTCGCTTGGGCATCCAAGCGCCGCGCTGGATATTGGAACCCAGCAGCTACGGCAGCATTTCTACCCGATATCGGGCTGTGGTTACGGGGTCGCCGGCGCTGGTCTTGTCCATTTCCTCGTTTCAATTTCGATGGGAGACCGGCAGCCGTTCATTGACCGTGGTGGTTCCAGCGGTTTCCGATGCGACCGTCAGCGCGATTCAAGCCCGACCCAATGAAAGCCTGATCTTACAAAGCGGGTTTGTGATGGGCGCGGCGGGTTATGTCCAGTACGTGGATTTTTTCAGTGTCCCGATTGATAGCGTCCGCGTGGATGGGGGCAGTCGGAGTAGCAGCTTGTCGATTTCCGGCGCGGTGGTTCATGTCGCCAGCAATCCGCAAACCCGCTTGGCGCGCGGGATTAGTTATCGCAACCTACAGGCCGGGTTGCGCCGGATTCGTTGCGATATGGACCTGTACCTGCAACCGGGCGATACGCTGGATTTTGGCGGGGAGACGATGATTGTTGGGGAAATTTCCGGCTATGCGTCCGCAACTCAGGCGCAAATGGAAATCGTGGAGAGTGCTGAATGACAACCTTTCGGCGGATTGTCATTGGGTGCGGATACGGCGGCGGCGACAACATCAACACGGTGCGGGTGTATGACGCTGACCTGGCCCCTGTCTGGAAATACAGCCATGGGGCGGTTGTGCAGGCGGTCGCAGCGGATGTCGATGGCAACGTCTATATGGCCGGGTGGCGTACCGGCAGCCTAACGACCCGCAAGCTGGATACCAACGGCGCGGTCCTCTGGTCCGCGGATCATGGGAACGTGGTCTATGCGATTGCCGTGGGTAGCGATGGCACGGTGATTACGGGCGGTTTTCTTTCCAGCAGTATCACCACGCGAAAATACGCTGCGGACGGCACGGCGGGATGGACAGCCAACCACGGGGCCACCGTACGCTGCATTGCGATTGACAGCAGCGGAAACATCTATACGGGCGGCAACCGATTCACAACGTCCGCGCCACAGGGCCATGTCCGCAAATACAACAGCAGCGGTACGCTGCAATGGACGCTCGATCTCGGCTCATCCGTGAGCTATGTCTACGGCATTGCGGTCGATAGCAGCGGCAATTTCTATGTCACTGGCTACCGCGATAGCTCAGTTGTCACTCGGAAATACAACAGTTCGCGTACCCTGCAATGGTCTGTAGACGAGGGCGACAACGCCAATGCACTGGCCTTAGACGCCAATGGGGTCTATGTCGCATTCACCCGCAACAGCAGTAAGAGTCTCAGGAAGCGGGCGCTGTCGGATGGTGCGGAGGTTTGGGTTGCAGATACCGGGAATAGCTTACATGGAGTCGCGGTTGATGCGGACGGAGACGTTTACGCAGTCAGTACCGCCGATTATAAGCTGTATCACCGGCTCGGTAGCGACGGAACGGCGGTTGCGAATGTGGCGCAATCGTTCCAGGCGGTTTATGCCGTGGCGGTGGTGGATGTGTTGGTTCCAGACCGGACTGATATTGCGCCCGGTCTGGCGTTGCCGCTGGGGCTGGGTGTCCCGTTTCAAACCGGGTTCCATCTTTCTCCATCCTTGCCGCTTACCTTTGGACTGGCTGCGCCTGCAACGCTGATGCCGGACCCGCCGGTAGGCGACGGGCAGGTGGTGTACCGGGGTTATTTGGGATTGACCCCGCCCTTGCAAATCGCTATGGCGTCGCTGCAATGTCGCCGCCGCCAGAATGATTCAACCTGGCTGATCGTGGAAATTCCAGCGGTTTCCGCTGCGTTGGAAACGATCTTGTCTACCGTCGCCGGCCTGACCTTTTCGATTGACGCCGGGTTGCGCGCCAGTACCGGCGTGGAAACGTTGGGCCGCTTCTTGCGGTCGGTCGTTACGGAGGTCGAGATCACTCAGGGCGCGGTCACCCGGGAAGCACGTTTAACCGCACGGGTGCAGGCGGATTTGGAGCCGATTCAGACCCGCGTGATGACCGGCGTTCGCCGGATTCAAGATGAAGACGGACGGCAAAAAATCTGGTGCGATGTCAACCCGCGCCTGCGTCCCGGCGATACCGTAGACACCGGCGATGTGACGTTCACGGCGTACAGCATCACCTATTCCATTGACCCGTACACGGCGTCCATGCAGGTTCAGGAGGCTCCCAGTGGGTAGTGCGGTCATCACGGAAAATGTCGGCGAGGGGCTGTACACGGCGCTGATGGTCTATGATATCAGCCAAATAACAGCGGAAATCGCCGCGCTAGAGGCGCAATCCATCAACTACTGGCGGGAATTGAACCAGGCGATGGACCACCTGAAATTGTTGCGCCGTGATCAGTCCATGTACCGGGAGACGCTGGACGCACTGGTGCAGCAATGGAAGGACATCTTAGAACAGAAAACCCAGTGGCCTCCGCCTGAAATTACCCCGGAAGATGCAGAAGAGGACGGGACGAATCCAGTGACCGGACTGCCATATACCGAAGAAGAGCGCCAAGAGGCGCTGGCGAATGAGACAGTTGAGAAGGTCAACACGGCACGGGCGGCAGGGGGTCTATCACCGCTGACTCGCAGCCTGACCCTGGACCGGCAATCGACTTCACAATTGATTGTGCGCAGCGCCCCGGTAGAGCCGTTTGCGGATTTCATCGGGCGCGATGGTTATCTGGAAATGCTCTCGCGCCAGAAGAGCATTCAAGATCACGGGCGCACGGTTCAAGACGCTATTTTGGAGGAAGCGCCGGGGGTGGTGTTTGATGCACTGGAGGGGATGATGGCTGTGGGGCCGTCATCATCGGCGGATGCTATCGCGGCGTTACGGCGGGATACGGACAGTTGGAACCGGCTGATGGACCCGGACGCTAACGAGATCGGCGCGCAATATCAGTACAACCCGGCGCATCCAGGCTCTCATATCTGGCATGTGACCGCCGTCAAAGCCCGGCCAGCCCCGGCAGGCAATGCGGCGTTTTTTGCTGACCCAGCGGGCGCGGCGCTGGTGGATGCGATAGAGGATGCGCTGGGGCCGTTGCAGGCGGGCGGACTCTATGAAGGGCCAGACGGCGGTTCTGGCGGCGGCGGAACCGGCGCGGGCAGTTGGGGGGAGGGGTGGCAGGCCAATACCCAGTATGGCGCGGGGACTACCGTGCAGGGGCGGCGGGCCTCCGGGAGCAGTTGCCTGTGTTTGTCGAGAAATTCAGGATTGTCGGGAGCTACGGAGCCGCTATGGCCGGGGGCCGGGGGCGGTGCAGGGGATAACCAGGTGGTGTGGACGGTACTCTCTGACATCCCCGATCCGACTGCGGCATTGGTCAATGCCTGGTATGGGTATCCGTATTGATGGACAGCCCAGCAGCCCAAGCGGCGGCGGAACAGGGAATTTCCCTGAATAAAATCCCGTTGCCGATCATTGAAACCTACGAACCCGCTCAATTGGTCGCGGCAGCGGCGGCGTATGCGGCGGCGGTACTCAAAACGCGCGCGGCTGAACAAGCGGTCGCGAAAATCAAAGCTGAGCAGGTGGCGCGGGAGAAACGGATTGCTCTGCTACAGGAGGTACTAGACGCGCTTCCCGATGAGCCGATACATATTTGGTGCTGCACATACACAGAGAATCTGGCCGTCGGATCTACAGTCAAGACCATGGAAGTGCCGGGCTATTGGATTGATGATTCGGTACCGAAAACTGTGACGCTGTATGCAGACACTTCGCTAGAGCGAACGGTGGCCTACGATGAGCGGTCACTCAACATCGCCCCGTGGGGATGGGGATTCCCTGGGCACGGATCTATGACTCCCAGCGAGGCGCTCTCCGATGCGGCTATTTTTTACAATTTGGCAATGGAGCCGGGCCACCTGAAATGGAAGCCGGCCTGGCGCTACGGGACGCTGCTGACCAGCAATCAGCACCATGCGGCAACCAACACCGCGAACGTGCAACTGGATATGAGGCGCTGTCGCGGATGGGATGACCTGCCGATTGATGTTGACGAAAATGAATTTATGACGGGAGTGCCGATCCATTATCCGTATTGCCACGGGGTCGCGTTTGAATACGGCGATGAAGTGTTGATTATATTTAATGGACAGGAACGCGATCAGCCGATGATCATCGGTTTTCGGCGCAAGCCCCGGAAGTGCCGGCCTACCTGGCGGGAAATTGTGCCGGGAATTGAGTAGGGGCGCATGGATGAATAGGCATTTCCAAGCGCCCCGTGAAGTGCCTCGCATTTTCGCACTGGGATGGATTGCGCGCGGGACAGACCCGCTGATCCGGCGAAACGGATTGATTTTGTACGCGAAAACGCGCAAGGTGCGCGAGGTGTTGGGTGGGGCCGGTCATTTGTAATCAGCCGGTCGGGGGTTCGATTCCCTTCGCCAGCTCCAAACAAAACAAAGGCTTATCGTGAGTTGCGCGATAAGCCTTTTGGATTGAAGTGCCTTATGGAGTGCCTAGTGGCGGCGCAAGCTGGGCATGTGGTATTCCATGTTGACGTGCAGGGTCTCCAGACTCAGGAGCATCCCGTCGGCCAAATCAGGATTGCGCTCACGGGCCAGTTGCTCAACGAGCAGCTTGAGATCGGTCTGCACCTGATAGATCGTCGCCAGCAGGGCGTCCATGTTGAGTTGGCGCGGTTCGTCCAGGCGGTTCATGGTCAGACCTCTAACTGATGCT